GTCCCGCACCACCGACGCCGTTTTCTGCGCCTGCTGGATCGCCACGCGCCGTTCACCGGCACGCTCGCGCGTCGGGTTAGCCGTTGGCCCGGAACTCCTCACGACGCACTCCGGCAGCAGTCGCACGCCCACAGTCGGACGCCGAGCCTATCGAAGCAGTCGAGCAGCGCGTTGACGCCGCACAGTTCGCAGTCGTTGTAGATCATCAGACTGTCGAGTAGCCGGTAAGTGCGTCCAACGCCGAGCCCGTGCCCATGGGCGTTTGGCCAAGATCCTTCGCCGTAGCGGCCTGCTGCTGCGCCATGGCCAACTCGGCCTGCTGCGCTTGTGCCGCCGCCCGTGCATCCCGCAGCGCCTGCACCTGATCCTTGGACATGACCGCTTTCGCCGGCACGCCCAGGTTTGATGCGGAGTCGCGCAAGATCCAGTCGGTGTCGACGCCGTCCCAGATGGACGGGTCCGCCTTTGCTTGCGCCATGCCACCGACGAGCATCAGCCAGCGTTCCACCGCGTTGACGCTCACCGCCTTCTGCGCTTGGTAGAGCACCGACAGGAACTCGGGCGTGAAGTCGCGGCCTTGCAGCAGCTCCGGCGGGGGCGGGAGAGCACCGCCTTCCTGGAGGTAGTAGTAGATCAGTTCCAGCAGCGGCACCAACAGCTCGTCGTGCAGGTTCTGCATGACGGGGCCGAGCATCAGCATCTTTTCCTCGACACGCTGCGCCACCTCCGTGGCCGTCATCTTCGTGTCGACGCCGGCCATCGCCAGCATCTGGAACAGGTCTAGGAACAACATCTGCTGGATCTGAACGCGCACGTCCGCCATCGACGCACGCAGCCAGCTCGGGTCACTCGGTTGCTCGATCAGCCTGCGCACGCCACCGCTTGGCGTCGTCTGGTCGTAGTAGGTGATGCCGTTCGGCGACGTGTCCACGTCGTCGTTCTTCAACACCGTTGGCACCTGCACGGGCGGTTCCGCCTCACGCGCTATCGCCTTGCCCTCACTCAGCGTCTGCAACTGCAACTGGCGCACGAACGGAAGCGCCTCGCTCGCCGGGCTGTAGCCGTAGATGTCCTCGCCTTCGCGCTTCCAGCGGGGGGCCAGCACCGGGAAGTGGCGATACCCGCCTTCCTCCAGCAAGTCCGACTCATCCTGCCGACTGCCCGGTTCGTAGTAGTAGCTCGCCCACGGCATGTCCAACGCCAGCGGAGACGACATGGAGCGACGGCTGCGCGGCTCAATGGCGTGCACCACCTTGCGCCAGCCGTCCCACTCGCCACGGGCGTAGGCATCTTTGATCTGCTGCGAACAGGTGTCCGGCCACCGCTCGACGATCTGGGCAATCGTCATCCAGATTTCGCGGTAGCACGCATTGACCTTGCCCTTGCTGTCCTGGCCGAGCCAGTAGCTACCCGTGACCATCGGGTGCAGGTGAATGACGTTGTCGAAGTCCGGCAACGCCAGCGCGGCCCCGGTCCCGAACACCACAAGCTCCCGGTAGATGTGCGGCAGCACCCGGTACGTGTTCGACTTCTGCAACGCCCGCCGCTGAATCGCGGTCACTTCGTCCAGGTAGCGTTGAACGTCGCTTTCCTCCAGCGCCTCCTGGTCGTCCAGCGTGTTGCGGTGCCACTGACGCGCCGGGCTCGTCGTGTTCGACATGATGCCGGCGACACAGCGGTTCACCGCCAGCTGCCCGGTGGCATCGTAGACGGCCTCTTGCCGCGTCCCTGCCTTGCCACTGGCAGGGTCCGCATCCACATTGATCCGCGCGCCGCTCGGGAACTGTTCCTCCAACTCCACCCACATCGACTCGTGCCGGGTGCGGTTGGCCTTGAGACCAGCAAGGCGCCGGTCCAGCCAATCTCGACGACGGGTAGGCGTGCCGACGGCGGCGACCATCAGCCCCCCAGCGCCGAGCTACGGCCAAGGCGGAGGCGGTTGAGAGCGACGCCAGCGGGACCGGACAGCATCGAGCTGATGCCCATGCCGCGCTCGCCAGCGAGAAGGGCGGACACGTCGGCTGGACGGCGCGCGGCCCTCCGTTGCGCCTCGGCCGCCTGCCTCTCCTGGCGAAGTGCAGCGTCCTCGGCCGTCTGCTGCGCATCGGCTTGCATGGCCAACCCGCGCTTCTGCGCTCGGTTGCCACGCTCCCCTTGAACCACGCCGTACACCAGCCCGGCCGCCGCAATCGCCGCTTGAACGTAGCCCATCAGGTCAACGCCTCCTCGTACGTGTGCTCGACCAGCCGAACCGCCCCGCGATTCGCGAGACGGGCCAGCAGCCGGTCAAACTGGGTGTCATGGCCCGCGCCCCACAGCAGCACTTCGGCCCCCTCCGCCCGCGCCGCATCCGCAAGGCACGCGCGCAGCTGCCGCCACAGGCCGAACGACCGCGCGACGGGATGCACGTAGCACCACGTGACCACGCACAGTTGCCGGCGATCGTGGGGCGACACCGCCAGCGTGCCGACCGCGTAGCCAACTAGCCGCAAGTCATCCCACACGGCCAGGGAGAACGCACCGCCAGCGACCTCGGCCGCTTCCATCGCGCGCCAGTCGGGGTCGGCATGATCGAGCCCAAAGACCTCGGCGTAGTGCGCCCGCGTCAACCCGTGCTCGTTCGCACGGATCTGCGCGATGCTGCTGCGGCGGATGGAATACGGCGGCACCGTAGCAGGCTAGCAGTTGCGGTGCGCCGTAGCAAGCGGGAGGCTATCGCTTGGCGGGGCGGAACGGATTGAAGGCGTCGCGCGACTTCCGTTGCGGCCGCAGCGGCAGGTCTTCAAACGTCACCTTGCTTACCGGGGCCGCGAACGTCAGGGCCAGGGCATCGGCGATGTCCGGGGACGCGCCACCCTTCAACCGCGCCTTGATGTCGTCTTTCGACTCCAGCACCTTACGGCCTGCCGAGTCGAACCAGTAGGTGGGCGTGGCCAGCTCAGTCTTGAGGTGCACGTCGTTCGGGATCGCGCCGCCGCCCCGTAGCCAAGTCGCCATCTCGCACCACATCTCGCTGCGCCGCTTGTCGAACAGGTGCGACGCCAGCGCCTTGCCACCGAACGGCACTTCGATGATGCGGCCGTGGCCCAACTGGCGAAGACGGTCTATTACGCCGCTTCCCGACCCGGCGTCGACGAACACAGCGTCGGGACTGTGCGCGACCATCTGGCTGGCCACGATGTCCGCCAGCTTCATGTTGTCGACCCCCCTGTGGACGATCGGCGGGAAGGCGACAAGGCCCCGGCGCATGATGATGACGGACCTGTCATCCCCGAACCGGGCAGGATCGACGCCTAGCACCGTAGCCGCATGGGCAACGTCGCGCTCCGTGTAGCTGCGGCGGGCAGCGTCCTCGACTTCCTGGAGCGACAGCAGCTGGTCGACGCCACCGGCCGAGAAGTCGCACAGGTATTCGCGTGCGAACGACCCCTCCGGCATGTCGGCGCGAAGGCGAGCAACTTCGGCCGGGTCAATCGCTTCCGTGTCGTCGACGGTGTAGCGGGCAGCGTTCCAGTCCGCTTTGCCTGATGCGCCGAAATACAGCTCCGAGAACAGGTTAATGCCGTTCGGCGTGCCGATGAACATCGCCCAGCCAAGGCGGTCCGACAGCGCCGGCTGGAGAATGTCCGTCCAGACCTCCGGCTTGATCTGCGCAACTTCGTCGATGACGCATCCGTCCAGGCGCACGCCACGCAGCGCATCGGGGTTATCCGCGCCCCACAGCCGAATCACGGCGCCGTTATGGGCGAATACGATGGCAAGATCCGCTTCCCGGATGTCGACGGCGCTCCTACGGCGCAACGGCTCAACCTTGGCCTTCAACCGTGCCCAAGCGATGCCGCGCGCTTGGCTTAGGAACGGCGCGAGGTAGGCGAACAGCGGCAGCGGGTGGCTGCACTTCAGCGCCTTGTCGACCAGCTCCGCCAACGCCATCTCGGTTTTCCCGGCACGGCGATGGATCGCGTAGACGCTGAAACGGCGGCGCTTCCTGTGACACTCCGCTTGCCACTTGCGCGGCCGGTAGTCGATCACGATGCGGTCGACCGTCACGCGGCGTTACTCGTCGTTACCGGTAACGTCGGGGACGCCTGTGACGACGTTCAGGGACACGCCGCCGCTGTGCTCGACCTGCGCGCGGTCCCGGTACACAGCCAGCAAGCGCGCAGCCAGCCAACGGTAGTTCTCCGTCAACGTGCGCTTGTCCGTTGCCTCAACCGAGTCTTTCGAGGCGGTGCGGCAAACCGCAACCAGTTCGTCGACAAGGCCGTGAGTCGCAGCCTCAGTTGCGCGCGCGAGTTCGTCTCGAAACGCCTGATTCTCCGTCGTCCATCGCCAAACCGTGCGCCGATTCGGCATTCCAGGCGTCTTGCAGATGTCCGTGAGGCGTTCG